TCAGAAGCGCTCTGTGAGGCAATAGGCAGCAAAAAAACGTCACAGCATGCCAAGGGCCAGGCGGTCGACCTAGAAATATTTGGCGTGCCCAACATTAAGACAGCTTACTGGCTACAAAACAACGTCGATTTTGATCAGCTCATCATGGAGTACTACGACAAAGATGATCCAGCAGGCGGATGGGTCCACATAAGCTATCACGAATCCGATTCAAACAGAAAACAAGTATTAACTTTTGACGGTAAAAAATATACCGAAGGCCTTCCAGATATGGAATGGAAAGACGGCAAAGTCGTAGGTTAACTTTATGAAAAATAGTTTGCTAGTGCATCAGCACTTAATCGTTCGTGCTGAAGCAGCTAAACCTCCTATGGATGAGGAACAATTAACAGAATGGATGAAAGAATTTGTAGAGTCTATAAATATGAAAATATTTATGGGTCCTTACGTTAAGTATTGTAACATGGAAGGCAACAGAGGTATCACAGCTGTTGCAATTATAGAAACATCACACATCACTATGCATATATGGGACGAACCTAATCCTGCACTCATGCAGTTTGATGTTTATTCTTGTGGTGAGTTTGATGTAGAAAAAATCTGTAACAAAATTAAAAATGACTTTGCTACTACTAAAATAGAATACAAATTCTTGAATCGCGAAACGGGGCTTGTCGATTTGTAATTTTCGACAAAAATACTTTTGTCTTAGAAAATCCTATCTACACATACAACCAATGAAGTTACCAGAGCCATCATTCATTATATGTAAGTTTAAAGTATCTACATAACCAGATAATTTAAGTCTTAAAATATCACACAAATCAAAACAGTTTATGTCAGCGGTTATAACAATACCTTCCATTATTTTTTTAGTTACAGGTATCAACTGATATAGGCCATCATTTAATATTATTAAATCCATGATTTTAATTCTTCTCCCATTACTTGACTAGCTATGTCAATTTTATTACGTAAAGCTTTTACAATCTTTTCATCTACAGTTTTTGGTGCTATAAAATCAACGTATGTTACCGACTTCTTTTGACCTATTCTGTGTGCTCTGTCTTCTGACTGTAGTCTTTTTTCTAAGTCATATCCATTAGAGAAATAAACAACTGTACCTGCTTCTGTAAGCGTAATACCATAACCTGCGGTCTGTGGATTACCTATAAAGTATTTTACTTTAGAGTCAGGGTCCTGGAAAGCTTTGATAGCTTTAGCTCTATCATCGGCTGATGTAGCACCATAATATTGTACAACTGTTTCTTCTCCATATTCTTTAGATACAGTTTTAACTAATGCTTCTATGTCATGAATATAGTTAGCCCAGATAATAACTTTACCTTCTACTTCATCTAACAAATTAATTAATTCATCTGTTCTAGAATTTTTAAGATCAGTAGTTGTACCATCATCATTTTTTAGATGACCACACGTGATCTGGTGTAGTCGCATCATTTGAGTTAATACGTGAGGCGCGGTTGCCATCTTACCTTTTATAGAAGCGAGGGCCGCGGATTTCATAGTAGAATAAGCTTCTTTTTGTTCTTTACTTAACTCTACTTCCCTTTTTATGTATACTTTATCAGGTAAATCTAGGCATTCTTCTTTTAATACACGATAAGAAAAACCTTTTAGTATTTCTGCAAGTTCATCTAATCTTTGATAACTATGTACAAGTTGTACTCTACGACCACCAAAATTGTGAGTCTTCATAACTGCATATCTATTTTTAAAAGAATAGTAAGAACCAGATTCTAATAACTCTTCATGCAAGAAAGCGCATTGGCTAAATAAATCTAGTGGTGATTTAGTTACAGGAGATCCTGTAAGAATTCTTTTGTAATAAGCTTCTTTACCTAACGTTACAATAGCTTTAGTTCTTTTAGCTGTAGGTGTTTTGATTGTAGTAGATTCATCAATAGCCATGATAGCCCTGTGTGCTCGTAAAAATTTACCTGCAAACAATCTACCTTTGTCTGTACTTAGAGCCTCAACATTCATGATTAGGATGTGAAGGTCATAGCCAGTTTCGAATAATGATTGATACTCTTTATCCTTTGCTTTTGATGTTGAAGCAGTCCAGAGTACCATTTTTGGTTTTATGTGACTAGCTAAATGTATTGGTATTTCTTGATTAAACCAATTGTTATAAACACCCTTTGGTGCTATAATTAATGCGCCATTTATTTTACCTTTATCATAAAGCATAGACATATTATCTACTAACACTTTAGATTTACCTGTACCCATTTCCATAAAGTACGCATAGTTTTTTTTATCAACAGATTTTTCTAATGCTTTAATCTGATGAGCATAAGGCTTAGTTTTAAATTTATAGTTCATAATTATTTTCTTCTTTCTAGTTGACAATTATATAAACACTACTATATAGTCTGTCAAGAGAATAATAGAATTAAATAGAAAGTTTAAAAATGAAAAATAAAATATTTGAATTATACAAACCTAAATCTTTAGCAGATTTTTTATCTTTTAAAGAAGAAAATCCTAAAGAAAATTTTGTTTATGTATTACAACATCCACCAGCTAATATAAATATATTAGGTGCATCAGACTTTGGTTATTTGGTAATTTGTTTGCCTAATTTTGGTCCTGATTCTCAAATAATATTTAGCTCTAGTCCTTTTGTTTTTAAAATGCAAAAAAACTTAAAAGATTTTAGAGAACAAGATTACGTATTATTAACAGGAGATCCTGCAGTGATAGGAATATCTTGTGCAATAGTAAGTGATAATACAAATGGAAAATTTAACCTCTTGAAATGGGATCGAAGAGAGGCTAAATACTATCCAATTAATTTCGATCTCTACCAGAAAGGATAACTATGAGTGATGATATAAGAAATATGATGTTAAATGATTCTACAGATCTTTTAGATAATGTAGAAGTAAATACTATAGCTGCTGAATGTGTCAATCTAAAAAGAAAAGAAGATGAGATTGCAAATTTAGAAGAGCAATTAAAAAAGAAAAAAGAAGAAGCAGACTTTATAAGTTCTAGTGTAATACCAGAACTACTTGCTGAACAAGGTTTATCAGAAATTAAATTAGCTGATGGATCTAAAGTATCTGTTAAAAAAGAATTCAGAGCAACAGTACCTAAAGATGATACTAAAAGAGAAAATGCTCTACAATGGCTTCGTACTAACGGGTTAGGAGATATTATTAAAAATAATGTTTCTGTAACTTTTGGTAAGGGGGAAGATGACAAGGCGAAACAATTGTTGGACCTTGCAGCTGAGAATGGTTATGAGCCACAACAGAAATCTGATGTGTCTTGGAATACATTAACAGCTCTATATCGGGAGCGTGTTGAGGCCGGCCTCGACATGCCTTCTGATTGCTTTAGTCTTTGGATTAAAGATAAAACTAAAATCAGCCGGAAATAACTAATGGAGAATGTATAATGGCTAATGAAATGACAGCTAAAAACACAGGATCTGTTGCCTTGTTTGGCGACGACCTGCAACAAGGTTTTGAGAACATGACGCAAGAAGATATGGCGTTACCGTTTGTCAGAATCTTAGGACAACTATCACCGCAGGTAACTGATGGTGATGCGAAGTATATAGATGGTGCTAAACCAGGCATGATTTATAATACTGTTACCAGCGAATTGTTCGATGGTAAAAAAGGTATCAAGGTAATTCCTTGTTATTACAAAAAGGATTATCCAGAATGGTCTGATAGAGGAGATGGCCCAGGAGCACCTGTAGCTTCTCACCTACCAAACAGTCCGGTAATTCAAACAGGTAAGAGAGATGGATCTAAAATTAGATTACCAAATGGTAACTATTTAGAAGAAACAGCTTCTTACTATGTTTTGGTTGAAACAAAAGCAGGTGGGATGACACCAGCGTTGATAACTATGAAGTCGACGCAGCTTAACGTTAGTAAAAAATGGAATTCTATGATGAAAACCATACAAATACCTGACGGTAAGGGTGGATTTGCTATCCCTCCAATGCATGGGGTTGTGTATAATTTAGCATCTGTACTACAAAAGAACGATAAAGGTTCTTGGTATGGTTGGTCGGTTACACAGGACAGAATCATGGGACAAGAGGATAAGGCTTTGTATTTAAGTGCAAAGGATTTTAATCAGAGTGTCTCAAAGGGTAACGTGCAAACAAAAGCTGATGTTGAAGAGAAAAGTAAAGATAGTACTCCGTACTAAATTTATTTTGAAGGGGATCGCAAGATCCCCTTTACAAAGAAAGGAAAAAGGAATATATGGAAAAATTCAAACAAATATTTAACGGATTAACAATAGCATATGGACAATACCAACCCGGTGACAGAGGAGAAAATGGCAAACAACAAGGCAAAGCCTTTATTGTTCGTAAAAACGTCAACGACGGGCTTTGGTCCGATCACTTGGCAGGAAGAGGTCCGGCCCTCGGGATTATCCCTATCACAGATACTAATGATTGTAGGTGGGGGTGTATTGATATTGACGAATATAACTTTGATCACACTAGCCTCGTTAAAAGTATTAGGAATCATAAGTTACCCTTAATAGTTTGCCGTAGTAAGTCAGGCGGCGCACACGTATTTTTATTTACAAAAGAAAACATTCCAGCATCTTTGATGCAATCAAAATTAAAAGAAATGTCTATCGTATTAGGTTACGAAGGTTCAGAGATATTTCCAAAACAAACAGAGATACTTGTAGAACGTGGGGATACAGGTAACTTTTTAAATTTACCCTACTATGACGGAACGAAAGGACTAAGATATGCGATTGATGATAACGGTAATGCTCTTACACTTGAGCAGTTTTATATTACGTATGATAAGTATAGTTGCTCCAAAGGAGATGTTGAAGCAATTCGAATTACAGAACAAAAAAAAGAAGAAGCTTTCCCCTTGGGACCACCATGCTTAAATAAATTAGCAACAATAGGGTTTGGTGAAGGATCAAGAAACAATGCACTTTTTAATATTGCAGTGTTTTATAAACAATCCAAACCAGATACGTGGGAGGATGAAATTGTAAAAGCAAATATGAAATTCATGGACCCACCTCTGAATAATAATGAAGTACAACAATTAATTAAATCAGTTAACAGAAAAGGTTATGACAAATACAGATGTAAAGATGCACCTATTAATTCTGTATGTCAATCAGGTTTATGTAGAACTAAAAGATTTGGTGTAGGATTTGGTGAAGAAGAGATGCCTATCCTTGGAAGTTTAACTAAATATACATCAACACCACCGCAGTGGTTTTTGGATGTAGATAAAAAAAGAATAGAACTAAAATCAGAACAACTTTACAATCCTGGTATGTTTGCTTTAGCGTGTTTAGATCAAGCAAATAAAATTGTACCTGTACCTAAACCAAAAGATTGGAAACAACATTTTTTAAAACCGATGATGACTAACTTACAAGAAGTAGAACCGTTAGAGTCTTTAGATCCTATTAACGAAGTAACAGGACTCTTGCAAGATTGGACTACCAACAGACAGACAGCAAGAACTATAGACGATATATTTAATAAACTACCATACACGGATGGAGAGTTTACATATTTTAGAATGGAAGACTTTTACAGTTTCTTAAAAAAGAATAATTGGGACATGGATAAAATTAAAACAGGTAACTTAATAAAAAGATTAGAAGAAATATTTGTAGAAGAAATAAGAATGACGATTAAAAAACAAACACCAAGATTAATTAAAATTAATACTATGAAAAAAGTAGAACCATCTACATCTAAAGAACCTTACCAACAGGAAAATTTTTAATGAAGTACAGTAAAGACCTTGGTAAAAATTGGCATTTAAGATTTAGATTAATAATACAAGAACTAACAGAAGAATTAGAATTAACACAAGTACAATTAAAAATAGCAGAAAGGAAACTAAAAAAATATGAAGACAATAATACTAGGACCTCCAGGAACGGGAAAAACAACAACATTATTAAACTTAGTCGACGAATTTCTAAAAGATGGGATTAGACCTAAACAAATTGGGTACTTTTCGTTTACTAAAAAAGCCGCAACAGAGGCGGCTGATCGTGCTGCAGAGAAATTTGGATTAGATAAAGAGAACGATTTACCTTTCTTCAGAACTTTACACTCATACGCATTTAATCAATTAGGTATGACTAAAGAAAAAATGATGAAGACAGAAGACTATAAGGAATTTGGGCAGAAATGTGGCATACCTATTAAGACTGCAAACTACTCTACAGAAGATGGTACATTTAATTCTGACAACGAGTATCTTACAATTATAAATACAGCTAGAGTTAAACGTTTAGACTTATTAGAATATTATGATTCTAGAAAAAATATATTAGATATAGAACGAAGCACATTATTTTTATTAGCCGAAGAATTAAAGAGATTTAAAAAAGAAAAAGGTCTAAAAGACTTTACAGATTTACTAGAATTATTTTTAGAAAAAGAAATGTTAAATAAATTTGAGGTGTTGTTTATAGATGAGGCACAAGATTTATCTTTGTTACAGTGGGATATGGTAAGAAAGATATGGAGTCGCGCAGGTAAAACTTATATTGCAGGTGATGATGACCAAGCAATATTTAAATGGGCTGGTGCAGATGTAGATCACTTTATAGCACTCAAAGAAGAAGTTGATGACATACAAACTTTAAACCAATCTTATCGTATACCTGGTGGACCTATACATGAATTATCACAAAGTATTATTAACAAAGTACAAAATAGATTTGATAAAGAATATAAACCTAGAGATGAGATAGGTGTGTTAAAAAGATATTCTGATATAACACAAGTAGATATGTCTAAAGGTAATTGGCTAGTATTGTCTTCTGCTAATTATTTCTTAGATGACGCTAAAGATTTATGTGAGATACAAGGATGGTATTATCAGTTTAAAGGTATGAACTCTGTATCACTAAAATTATTATTAGCTCTTAACAATTGGGAGCAATGGCGTAAAGGTGAACTATTAAATCATCTTGAGATAAAAAATATTTATGAGTATCTAGGATCTAGTGTAATGCCTGGATTTCAAAAAGGTAAAACACTACACTCTGATACAAAATATAAAATAGAAGAGTGTCAACAAGATCATGGTTTAACAACTTCTGCTGTATGGTTCGAAGCCTTTGAAGGTTTAGATCCTATCACAGAAACTTACATTCGTAACATGAGGGCGAACGGTGAGCAGATAAATAAAAATCCTCGTATAAAAATGTCAACTATACACGGAGCGAAAGGAGGAGAAGCCGACAACGTTTTATTATTACAGGACCTTACAGGTGCAGCGATAGAAACTTTTAGTCATGACCCGGATGAATTACATAGATTATTTTATACCGGAGCGACGAGAGCGAAGCGTGAATTGCATGTGTTGGATCCTAAAAACTTTGATCGAGCTTATGTACTATGACCAATAAAGAAATATTTAAAAAAGCAGTATATGATTCACTAGACAAGCAGGTAGGCGGGAAACACTACCGCAATATGAAGATTCAACCTGCTGAATTTATTAACGAAAACAAGTTGCTTTTTGCGGAGGGCAACGCTATAAAGTATATATGTAGGCACTCGGAGAAGGGTG